ATGACGACCGCTACACGCTGTATGAGATCCACGCTGACTTGGTGTTGGAGGACGACGAGTACTGCGAGTGCGATGAGGACGGCGAACCGATTGGTATTGCGCTGCCGTATGTGGTGACCATGATTAAGGGGACAAACGATGTCTTGGCAATCCGCCGTAACTGGAAAGAAGACGACACCCTCCACCTCAAGCGCCAGCACTTCGTCCACTACCAATACATCCCCGGCTTCGGAGCCTACGGCTTCGGACTGTTTCACCTCATCGGTGGCTACGCCAAATCAGCCACAAGCATCATGCGTCAGCTGGTTGACGCGGGAACGCTGTCAAACCTGCCCGGTGGCCTCAAGTCACGCGGCCTTCGCATTAAAGGTGATGACACACCGATCGCCCCCGGAGAATGGCGTGATGTAGACGTGGGCTCAGGCGCGATGCGGGACAACATCCTGCCGCTGCCATACAAAGAACCATCTGCCGTCCTTGCCGGCTTGATGGACAAGATCGTTGAAGAGGGCCGTCGCTTCGCCGCTACCGCGGATATGAAGGTGTCGGACATGAGTGCGCAGGCACCGGTGGGCACGACTCTGGCTCTGCTGGAGCGCCAGTTGAAGGTGATGTCTGCTGTACAGGCGCGCATGCACTACAGCTTCAAGCAAGAACTCCAGTTGTTGGCCGCGATCATCCGTGACTACACCGACGAGGACTACGACTACGAGCCAGAGCGCGGCACACCGAAGGCGAAGATCGAAGACTACCGTCATGTGGACATCATCCCTGTGTCGGACCCCAACGCGGCTACCATGTCTCAGCGTGTGGTGCAGTACCAAGCTGTCATCCAGATGGCGCAGATGGCTCCGGACATTTACGACTTGCCCCAACTCCACAGAAACATGCTGGAAGTGCTGGGCATCAAGAACGCTGACAAGCTGGTGCCCCTGCCTGACGACATGAAGCCACGCGACCCCGTGTCTGAAAACATGGACTTGCTCAAGGGCGAGCCAGCCAAGGCGTTTCTGTTCCAAGACCATGAGGCACACATCAAGGTGCACATGGCTATGTTGCAAGACCCGACCATCGCACAGTTGATTGGTCAAAACCCCCGCGCACCCCAAATACAGGCTGCATTGATGGCACACGTCTCGGAGCACGTAGGCTTCGCTTATCGCCAGAAGATCGAACAGCAGTTGGGTATGCCGTTGCCACCGGAAGACGAGAAACTTCCGCCACAAATCGAAATCGCCCTCTCCGGCATGATGGCCCAAGCAGCACAGCAAGTCATGATGCAAGGCCAAGCGCAGGCTGCACAACAGCAAGCGCAACAAATGGCACAAGACCCTGTTGTACAAATGCAACAGATGGAATTGCAGATCAAGCAAGGCGAGTTGCAGCTCAAACAGCAAAAACTCAAGCTCGACGAAATGAAGATCACTGGCGACCAACAACTGGCCGGCATGAAGATCGGTGCGCAAATCAAGGACAGCCAAGCAAAGATGGCTTCCAAGGAGCAAACGGACGGTGTTCGCATGGGCATCGACATAGCAAAAGCCCGCCAAGATTTGGCGCTCAGAGCCAGACAATCAAAGGAGAAACCAGCTAAATGATCCAAGAATTCGCACGCGTATTGCGCGAACAAATACGCACTGACATGAACAACTACGCAGATGACTGCGCTGGGGGTGCATGCAAATCGTTCGAGGAATATCAAAAACTTTGCGGGGTGATTCAGGGTCTTGCCATCGCAGAGCGCTACTTACTTGACCTTGCTGAGAAAGTTGAAAAATCCAATGAGTGAAATCCTCTTGCCTCCCGGCATTGCGTTGCCGCCCCACATTCAGCCAGTTGACGGTCCTGCCGAAGACGCTGATGACGAGTCCAAAGCCAGTGCGTTGCCAACCCCAGTTGGACACAAGCTGCTCTGCGTTGTTCCAGAAGTCGATGAAAAGATTGCTGGTACCTCCCTCGACTTGATTCGAGACACGGCCTCCCTGCGCCAAGAAGAACATGCCACAACAGTTCTTTTTGTGTTGCGTGTCGGGCCTGATGCCTACAAAGACACCGAACGCTTCCCCGGCGGCCCTTGGGCCAAAGAAGGCGACTTTGTGCTTGTCCGTACCTACACAGGAACACGGTTCAAGATATTCGGTAAGGAATTCCGCGTGATTAATGACGATCAGGTGGAGTGTGTTGTGCAAGACCCTCGCGGCTTAACCCGCGCATAAGGAGTAGAAATGGCTGGTCCAAGAGACGAGTTCAAGTTCCCCGATGAAGTCGAGGATACAAAGAACGAAATTAAGGTCGAAGTAACGACCGAAGATGACAACGACGTAGAAATCGAAGTCATTGACGACACCCCTGAAAAGGACCGTGGTCGTCGCCCACTAGAGCGTGAGGTCGAAGACCCCACCGATGACGAAATTGAGTCATACACCCAAGGTGCGCAAAAGCGAATCAAGGAATTGACACACGCCCGTCACGACGAACGTCGAGCCAAAGAAGCTACTCTGCGCGAGAAACAAGAGCTGGAGCGCCTTGCACAGCAGTTGATCGAAGAGAACAAGCGCCTCAAGCAGCACGCCAACACAAGCACAGAACAGGTCACCAAGTACGCGCAGTCCGCGGCTGAGGCTGAACTGGAGAAAGCGCGTCGTGATTTGCGCGCAGCACAAGAGTCGTTTGACACCGATGCCATCCTTGCCGCCCAAGAAGCGATGCTGGATGCCAAGATCAAAATGGAAGAAACGAAAAAATTTCGTCCAGCCCCTTTACAGGAGCAAGATTTTGAGGTACAAACTAGCCAACGCGAACCCCAACGCGTGTCACCGGACGAAAAAACCTTGCGCTGGCAAGCCAAAAACCAGTGGTTCGGAAGCAACGGGTTCGAAGAAGTTACCAGCTACGCACTAGGGCTGCATCAGAAGCTAGTCAATTCCGGGGTCGACCCCCGCAGTGATGAGTATTTCGAGCAAATTGACGCTCGCGTGAAGTCGAAGTTCCCTGAAGTTTTTGGGGGTAACGAAGACAAGTCTAGGTCCGGCGATTCTCCGAGACGCCCTGCTTCGGTGGTGGCCCCAGCGACACGCTCGTCTGGAGCGAAGAAAGTTCAGTTGACAAAGACCCAAGTGGCTTTGGCAGCTAAATTGAAATTAACCCCTCAGCAGTACGCCATTGAATTGGCAAAATTGGAGAATTGAAATGACTCAAAACCGTACCCCTCGTGACCTCGTGTCTCGCGAAAAAACTGCTCGTGCTGTATACGTACCGCCGACATCATTGCCCGATCCAACTCCTGAGCCCGGAGTCGTGTTTCGCTGGATAGCGACGCATGTTCTAGGACAGGCCGACCCTACCAACGTGTCTCGTAAGATGCGCGAAGGCTGGGAACCGGTGAAGGCAGTGGACCATCCGGAATTGCAACTGTTTGGTAATGCTGCCACAGGCAACGTGGAAATCGGAGGACTCATGCTCTGCAAGATGTCCAAAGAACAAGCTGATGCCCGTGACGAGTATTACAACCGACAAGCGCAAAACCAGATGGATTCAGTGGACAACCACTTCATGCGAAACAATGACCCGCGCATGCCGCTGTTTAGTGAACGTAGTTCATCGACCAGCCGTGGCGGATTTGGTTCTGGTTCTAAGTAAATAGGAGTCCTTAAATGGCATCTACCGCTTCTCCCTACGGCTTCAAACCCGTAAACGAGATCGGGGGTCTACCATACGCTGGTAGCACTCGATCATTCGCCCTTAACCCAGCTGGTTACGGCACCAACATTTTCAACGGTTCGTTGGTTTATGTTGCTGATACTGGCTACTTGCAGTTGGTCACCGCTGACGGTTCCGACGGCACTACAAACGCGTTTCCCGCAGGTACAACCCTGACTGGCGCTGTTGGTGTGTTCGTGGGCTGCTCATACGTGAACGCTCAAGGTCAAACCTTGTTCTCACAGTACTACCCCGCTAACGCGTTGAATGCTGTGGCTTTCGTTGTGGATGATCCAAGCACTGTGTTCCAAGTGCAAGCAAACGGTTCTTTGACCATTGCTGCCGTGGGCGCAAACGTGACTTTGGCAAACGCACAAAGCACAAGCACCGGCTCGACCACTACTGGTAACAGCAACGTGGCCGTGAGTTCAACCACCAAGACTACTACAGCTCCTTTCCGTGTGATCGGTTTCCCGAACATGGTTGGTTTCTCTGTGGTCGGCGATGCGTACACTGACGTGTTCGTCAAGTGGAACCCCGGTTGGCATTCATATACCAACGTTGTTGGCCTGTAAGGAGTAAATAAACATGGCAATTTCACGCGCACAACTACTTAAAGAGTTGCTCCCCGGCTTGAACGCATTGTTCGGCATGGAATACGCTCGCTACGGCGAAGAGCACAAAGAGATCTACGAAACTGAGAAATCAGAGCGTAGCTTCGAAGAAGAAACCAAGTTGGCCGGCTTCGGTGCAGCTCCTGTTAAGAACGAAGGTTCTGCCATTGCTTATGACAATGCGCAAGAAGCGTTCACAGCACGCTACAACCACGAAACCATCGCCTTGGGCTTCTCGATCACTGAAGAAGCGATCGAAGACAACTTGTACGACAGCCTGTCTGCTCGTTACACCAAGTCTTTGGCTCGCGCCATGGCCTATACCAAGCAAGTGAAAGCTGCTGCCGTTATCAACAACGGTTTCAGCGGTAGCTATCTTGGCGGCGACGGTGTGTCTTTGTTCGGTGTGAACTCTGGCGGCAGCCGCGTTGGTCACCCCTTGGTGAACGGTTCTGTTAACTACAACAGCCCCACCACCGCAGTTGACTTGAACGAAACTTCCTTGGAAAACGCCGTGATTCAGATCGCTGCGTGGACTGATGAACGTGGTCTGTTGATCGCTGCTAAACCTGTCAAGATGGTGATCCCACCTGCATTGATGTTCGTCGCTAAACGCTTGTTGGACACCGAACTCCGCGTGTCTACTGCTGACAACGACATCAACGCGATCAAGCAAATGGGTGCAATCCCC